ATGGAAACTCGAAGAAATTACACTCGCCAGAAAAAAGCCTACGCTCCGAAAGTTTCGGAACAAGGCAAGCTACAACCTCAGGACAAAGAGCTCGAAGAAGCCGTGTTGGGAGCTCTCATGCTCGAAAAAGATGCCTATACCACCGTTTGCGACATCTTAAAGCCAGAGTGTTTCTATGAGCCGACCAACCAACTTATTTATAGTGCAATATCCCGGTTGGGAGCACAACAACGCCCCATCGACATGCTCACCGTCACCGAGCAACTGCGACTCGACGGAAAGCTCGATGAAGTCGGCGGAGCCCTCCGTATTTCCGAACTTACCGGACGTGTAGCATCGGCGGCGCACATCGAATACCATGCCCGCATCGTAGCCCAAAAATATTTGGCTCGGGAATTGATCGAATTTTCCAGCGAAATACTCAACAAGGCCTTTGACGAGACCAACGACGTAGATGACCTTATGCAGGAAGCCGAGGGGAAACTCTTTGAAATTTCCCAACGTAACCTGAAAAAAGACGTTACTCAAATAGACCCGGTACTGAGCGAAGCTATCAGACAAATTCAAATAGCAGCCAATCGAAGCGACGGATTGAGCGGACTGCAAACCGGGTTTCACGACATCGACAAAATTACTTCCGGTTGGCAAAATTCCGACCTCATCATTATCGCCGCCCGTCCCGCTATGGGAAAAACGGCATTCGTCCTTTCTATGGCAAAGAACATGGCTGTCAGCTATAACACGCCGGTGGCTATCTTCTCGCTCGAAATGTCCAATGTCCAGCTTGTCAATCGTCTCATCATCAACACATGCGAAATCCCCGGCGATAAAATCAAAAGCGGACAGTTAGCCCCGTTCGAATGGGAACGCCTCATGTCTCGTATCGAAATACTGAGGAACGCTCCTATATATATAGACGATACCCCCAGCCTTTCCGTTTTTGAACTTAGGACAAAAGCCCGCCGATTGGTTCGCGAGCACGGAATCAAAATCATCATCATAGACTACTTGCAACTGATGAACGCTAGCGGTATGTCCTTCGGGAGCCGAGAACAAGAAGTCAGCACCATATCCCGTTCGCTCAAACAATTGGCAAAAGAGCTTCAAATACCTATCATCGCCCTGTCCCAGTTAAATCGTAGTGTAGAATCCCGGGGTAACGACAAAGACGGTAAAGAAGGGAAACGCCCGCAACTTTCCGACTTGCGTGAATCGGGAGCTATCGAGCAAGATGCCGATATGGTTTGCTTTATACACCGTCCCGAATATTATACGCGGTCCAAGGAAGATGCCAATGGAAACAGCATCGAAGGCTTGGCAGAATTTATCATAGCCAAACACCGTAGCGGTGCGACCGATACCGTGAATATGAAATTCGTCTCCTATCTGGCTCGATTCCAAAATTACGACGAAGACACCCGACTGACCGATTTCAGTGCACCGGTAACCTCGAAGTTCAATACTCCCGACACGAGCACCACATCGGCAGCGCCACTGTCTGGGAACCCCGATTTCCTGAATCCCCCCGGTTCGTCCAATAACGATATACCCTTCTGAAAAGAACTTTTATCTCCCGACCGATGTTATTCTTTCGAATAACTAATATAGTATGGAGAAAAAACGACAAAAAATCTGGACTGCGATAGGTGTAGGCATAGCTATCGCACTACTGTTATATTGGCTCACATTGGCCATGTGGATAGACGATGATACCGATACCCCTATGCCTCCTCCCGTAGAAGAAATCTCGAATTATTAAAATATACTAAAATCGCTCCGGATAAAAACTTTTTGCAATACAAGTGTGTTTTATTATCGAAACCGGGAAAGAAACGGCTCTCCTTAGGGAAAAAGAAGCGAAGCGTCGCTTCCGTCGAGCCAAAATCTCCGGTCTGGAAGAGTTAATTTATACGATAATATTCTTGTTTTTTGTGTGTTTCATTGGTATTATATTATCCTTTGTTTATTCCTGTAATAAACATTATCCTCTTTCTTGTTTTTGATATATTTCAAGTAGTAAAGCCCCGTCGTGAGACGAGGCTTTACTATTTACATTCCCCCATCAACGTATTCCGAGTCTGTTCAATGCTTGCTGGTATCGAATTGCATTTCGTTGATGCTCTGCCAAAGTCACGGCAAAATTATGATAGCCCGAAAAATCCTCTTTGGCACACATATAAAAATACCCGTTCGGTGTATGTGTCAGCACGGCATTGATAGCCTGTTTCGAAGGAATCCGTATAGGGCCGGGAGGCAATCCCGTAACCCGATAAGTATTATATGGCGATTCTATGGTCAAATGAACATTCAATATGCGTTTCAGCGAAAAATCCCCGTGGGCAAATTTTACCGTAGGGTCTGCCTGCAAAGGCATGCCTTTACGCAATCGGTTCATATAAAGACCCGCAACCTTTCCCATTTCATCACGTTTGTTAGTCTCTTCCTCTACGATCGAAGCCAGAGTCGCTACCTCCACAGGAGTCAATCCCCACCGCTTTGCCTGTTGCTCCCGCTTTCCTTCCCAATAAATGCGATACTCCCGCTTCATCTTCTGTAAAAAAGATTCGGGAGTCACAGTCCAGTAAAACTCATAAGTATCCGGTAAAAACAAAGCCGGGAGAGTCGCATTCGTAAAACCTAAATCCGCACAAACACTATCGTTGTACAATAAAGCCAACAACTCCTCTTTCGAAAAAAACAACTGCTCCGATACCCTTTCGGCCAATTGTTCGAGAGTGCGTACGTTATTAAATGTAACTCGTACGGGAGATTGGCTTCCCCTCGACAATTTCAAAGCCATTTGCCGAGCTGTCATACCGGCATGAAGCCGATAAGCCCCTACACGAACATTAGGATCGAATTTATAAAACGACAGCAAACGTTTTACTCTCGGGATCGATTTCTCATCTGGAATCACCGAATGCAAAGCACTATCGAGCTGAACATCATTCCACTTCGGATAAACATAGCACACCGTTTGTTCGGTAATAACAGGATCATACAAATAACTCTTCATTACCGGAATAAACAAACATGCGAGAATCAAAATAATCCCTCCTGTTATCCAAGCAAATATCTTTATACCTTTATTCACATTCGACATAATAATCCGATTATACACAGCGCAAAAGCACCTTGACGGGACAAAAGTAACGATTATTCCCGAAATAAAATAATGCGAAAAAGTTTGCTGTTTCAAATATTCCGCTTATCTTTGCGCTGCATTTGAAAAAATGACGTCAACGACAAATCGTCCTTTGGAAGGATGGGTGAGTGGCTGAAACCACCAGTTTGCTAAACTGACGTACTCGAATGGGTACCGGGGGTTCGAATCCCCCTCCTTCCGCAAATGAAAAGCGTAACATTTTGTATAATACAGTGTTACGCTTTTAACATTTTAAATATGCACAATATTTGCACAAGATATTATAATCCTATTTACTCTTTCTCTTCCAAAGTTACATCAATTCCTACGATCTCACAATATTTAAGGAAGTTGTTCAAGTTGACATTCTTCCCACTTTCAATGGCAATGACTGTTCCAAAGTTCATACCCTGTTTCCAGATATTATATTGGGACAGTCCCTTTTCTTCGCGAATCTTACGCACTTGTTTCGATAATTCTTCTATTGTCATACTCCTATTAATTCCTTCTTTATCGCCTCTAAAAATGCGATAGATGTTAATACCGTATTCCTATAATTATAATCACTACCTGCTGCAATTGCATTCTTACGACCGTCTAAAATCAGCGTATCAATGAACAACACCATTTGCCGAACCGTAATATTGCCGATGTCTGCCGAGAATGTCGATAGCGATGTATAATACTTCATAGCCTGTTTTAAAAGCCCCCGTATTTTAGTCTTATCAGGATTTTTACCGGTAATACGCTTAATGCTGATCTTCGCGGAGAGATTCGACCCTGACAATCCGGGCTCTATGCGGTAATCTTCTCCGACTTCCTCAACAATACCGTCCATATACTCGACTTTGGCGATGAATCCATTGTCTATGTCCGAACAGTATATGAAGTCGACTTCTCCGAACTTGTGCGCCCGGTTATGGTCTACAATGAATAATGGAAATTCCCTTTTCATAATTTTATAGAATGGTTACAAATTCTTCTCCGATATTGAAATTACGGTTATACTTCCATGTGCTATTGTCGTTTTTCCTTTTTGCTAATTGAATTTCAACCGTCATATCGTTGTTTATTAGAAATGTTGCCGACCATTGTGATTGGGTAGACGGATAATCGTAACCCAATATTCGCTTGTATTCGTCCTCCGTAATTTCGTTTTCAAACCAGACTGTTTTGCCAGATTCAGAAGATATACGATTTAACGACAATAAAACACCTTTAATCTCAATATTCAGCCCGTCAGGATTTTCTTCTATCACACGCCGTGCTATTTCTGTGCGTTCTTCTTTGTTTGTTCCTGCAAACCCGTTATGAGAGGTAGATTTATTGGCATTGTCATACTTGGCATTCGTTTCGTCGATTATCACATCTTTACGACCACTGATTAAGTACTTAATTTGAGTTTTCATATCGTTTTTTTTAATTGGTTACTGTTTGTTTTTGATTACATGGTAAAGATACTACATTTTATTGTATATACAAAATATTATAGTATAAATGTTTTATGATTTATCAATATTTAACAAAACGAATGATGTGGAAAATTTTCCGCAAAAATGATTGACATGGAATTAAACACGAATGCCGGAGCTTCTCACCCCGGCATTTCCCTGTTCATCATTTGCATTTCCGAATATTCCTTTGAAATTTTCTGCTTATAACGCTTTCATTCTGCTATAAATAATTCTTTAAGATCAACTAAGTCTCCCGATGTAATACGAATATACCCCATATTTCCAAATACCAAATTAGTCAGGAGATTATTTGGTATTTCTATTTTCATAGCCCCGGAGCCAAGATTACCTTTAAGAATACCCAGATTAAATTCTCTTTCTTCCATAGAATTGAACATTTCAATGAAATCATCGAATAGCATATTAACATCTATGTTCCCATTTTCGTCGCAAATAAATAAAGATAATCCATCGATAAGTTCGTTAATCTTTTTGTCTTCTTTCAACAAATAATTTTTTGCTCCACGTTTGAGGTATGTGGATACAGTTTTTAATTGGGGATTATTTCGTGTAAAATCATCGATCCTATCATCTATCCATGTATGAGCAGCCCTATTAAACTTTGTTTTTACAGCTTCCAGTTTTTCTTTCAGTTCCATTATTTCTTAGATTTAGACGATGTTTTTCTTTGTTTCATATCCATAAATTCATTCCAGCTCATGTCGCTGTACTGAGTAATATATTCGTTCATCAAGGCGTCCTTTTTATCCGCTTCGTCCTTAACAGTTTTCTTCAATCGTTTGGTGAGGGTAAGGTGTTTGTCCAACGCATCTTTCCCGTCCTTTGTCCCTTCGACTATCGGTCTCATAATCCGCATATACTCCCGGTTGAGAATACTCTGAATTTCCATGCTGCTTTGCTGAAATTCTTCATTCTCTTGCATAAACCTAAACTCCTTTTCAGTCAAGGAGTCCATAATCCTGTCTATTTCGTCCCACACGGGAGAAGAAGTCGTTTGCGCAGATTGCCGATAGTTTCTTTTCATTTCAGCAATTTTTTGTTGCATGGTTTCCTGTTCTCTCTCCAATTCGGGGATAGAAAAGTTCCTGTCGTTTAATAAAGGGTCTGTAAAATTCATAATTATTCGTGTTAGTGGTTAGTAATCGGTAATGAAAGTGGTATCGCCCCCGAAGGGGCTCTACCACTAACGCTTTTTCTTGCGTTTCTTTTCGGCCTTTATGCCGTCGGAGTTTCCGACGCTGCTCTTTTGCAGTTGCAACCGAAAGGGTTTGCACCCTCCAAAACAGTTACGGTAGGAGTAGAAGGAAGACCTACAACGCCATAGATAGCTCGGCAAGTCTTGCGATCCGTGTAATTGATGGAGGCTGTGAAGGCACGATCAATTTCGCACTGAATCAATCTGTCTTGATACGGACGGGTGGCTTCCAAAACAGCTACCTTCTTGTCTAGTTCATTGAATTTGTTGGCATATCGCTCGTTCAATACATCGTATAAATCTCGGCTTGTCTTGTAAAGTCCGAAATCTGCGTCGATTTGCGACTTATACAACTGGAATTTTTCAGCCACATCGGTTTCACGATGTGCATACATTTGGTCTTGCGTGTTGACTTTTAATCCCCAAATGGTATTGGTGAGAGCAATTGCATCCTCACATTCTTTTTCCCATGCTTGAAATGCGGTGGGAGCGACAGCACTTGAACCTCCCCAGCCACCTGTCGTCGTGTTGATGTTTACGTTCTCAGGCATGGAACCGCCACCGAAAATCCCGTTGCGTCTTCCCCAAAGCGCACCTGCGCCAAGAGCCGTACCGACGATTCCCAATGCTAAACCGGCATTACCTACACCCTTAGAGGCATACTCTTTCTTTCCTTCTTCGTAGACTTTCTTTTCTACGATTTCTCTGTTAATTCCTTCCATATGTTTTTATTTTTTTAGTTATACCGAAAGAACATCTTCCGGTGTGTCAAACATACGGTCATAACAGTTGCTATCTATGAATTTCAGTTGCTATGCGTTTGCTAATTAGTTGATTGTTCTTTAATAGAATGTAACTTTGTGAAATCCTGTGTGATAACGTGTTTTTCAACTTATTCACTCCTTGTCGTGTCATAGACAAGTAAGACGCTATATTTTCTTCCGTAAATCCGAGCGATACCAACGCACAGATGAGCAGGCAACGTGCGTCGACCGCATTTTTGTTCGCACCGTTGATCAATTCGCCGTAACACAGCTCACATTCCTCGCAAACGATTTGCAAGACGTGTTCAAAGATTTCATTGGTTTTCATATCTCTTGCCTTTTTAAATATTTGTTAAATTATAGATTGTTGACACAATAAAAAACATCACGTTCCTGTTTAAAGGCTGTGAAAGCCTCGTAACATTCCCAGTGATGTTGTCTCTTGTTAGTTTTGGAAGAGCAGCAAGAGATTGAGGCTTTCCTTTATACTCCGAAGCCTCGGAAGGAGTCGTAAATCAAATTATATCAAGAAACCCAGTCCTTTCAATTTTGTTATCCATTTCACGATGTAAGGGACAAGTAGCAAGACAATGCCACCGAGAGCCCACCAGCACCATCGGGGAGTCTTGTACTTTACTACCTCGACGGGGTAGGGTACTTGTATGCTGTCCGTCTTCTCCTTTTTCAATTCTTCATATTTCCGTTTAAGCTCGTTAAAATCTCTTTCAAGGCTTCTATATCGCTCCGTTTCACGATAGTACTTTTCCTTGATTACATTCCCCTCATTATCCTGTACAATGACAGTTGAATCCTTGATAAATATCGAATCTATCGTTCTTGTTTCATAGCGTAGAATCAGAGAATCGATTATGTTTACAGAATCTTTTATATCTGATTTCGAAGGAATAGGCACATACTTCACCGAACGGCAAGACCATATTGCGGACATTAGCAAAATAGTAATGATGAAAAGAGGTACATGTCTCATAAGCTCAGTATTTGTTTCCGGTTCTTCGATTTCGACACATAAGACACGTGCACCCAACTGTAATCGCTCTCATTCAAAAGCTGGTCGAAGGGAAGGTTATCCCGTATAAGCTCGAACAGTTTCTTATTCTCCGTCTTGCTCCCTGCCGTTATATCCGCCGCATTACCCCTCATGTGCTGGCTGTTTTTCGCACCACCCACGGCGGCATTGAGTTTGGGACAACGATAGCCCGAATTGACGGTTATCGCCTTCCCGTACATCTCCCGCAAGGGGTCTAAAACATGGGTGACAAGGTTCGACAGCGCAACAGACGCTTCGGGAGTAGGGGTATTGTCTATACCCAGTTTATCGGCCGTCGAACTCTTTGTGAGTTCTTTCATCGTGAAGTATTTCATATCCATTCTTCATTTTTGGCGACAAAAAAAGCGGTGACTTTTTAGAATCACCGCTTGTAACGAATGTATGAGAGAGTAGCCTTAGGGTTAGGCTTATCCGTTATTGAAAATGGGACAAACGTAGGCCGAAGGCATAATTATGTTGCTGCAAACATAATGATAAAAATTTCTTTTTTGCCCAATATTTAACATTAAAACGGTGATTCCAAAAAGTCAAAGAACGCTTTCCCGTCGCCGGGTTATAAAAATTCATTTTTTTTCGTCAGGCAATCCAAACCTCGATTTGAATCACCAGCCCGCCCAGTATGGTCGCCAGCAAGTCGGCATACGACCAAGCCCCCGGCTTCCTCCACTCGTCGACAGCCTCCTTGATACAGCCCGCTATGGCAGAGAACAGCACACAATATTCCGCCGTCGCACCTATCACGATGGCGAAGAAAGAGGCGATGACACCTCCTGCGATAAAATGCAGCAGCTTGTCGTGGGGAATAGACAATAACAACCCTTTGATTCTCTCCAAAAATTTCATATTATTCGTTATTTAATCGGTGATAAAAATCGAGCTTGATACGGTCATAGACAGAAAATACATTGGTTTTAGCCCTGTCATCGTTCACCGTATGGGCATATATCTCGTTCTCGACAACCTCTGCCACCCAGTCTATCCATTCAGGATTGGTATAACATGAAAGACGTTTACCCCGATAGGTAAAGTAGTCGAAACGGCTGTTCCTGTCCTCGTACTGATTCGTGAGATTTCCGATAATTTTTTCATGCGTCCTATTCCTGTCGGATATATGGTTTTCCTTCCTAACTTGTTCGATAATTTCCAAAACCCGTCTGGCGGAAAGGTTGAAAAATTCACTCGTCATGTTCTTTATCCGAAGCTGCGTTTCCTGCCTCAACCCTTCCGATATGTCGGACAACATGTTATTCTGGTCGTTCGTTTTTTCGATAAGCTCTTTCAGGGATTCTCCATAATCCTCCATACTCTTGGTGATAATCGATTTGAACCACTTGAAGCAGGCCACCATCATCATGGCCGACAACACCAAGAAGAATGCTGCGGTCATCACCAAGAACCCCTGTTCGCTTATCCCTCTGGCTACCTCCGTAGCCTCGTTTATCCCTCCCATATCAATTCGTTCGTTTCTCGTTAAACACTCGTTCCAATTCTCTCGCCTCCGCCTCGGGGAGTTCCTCCCAATAAGCACAAGGATTGTAATTCTCCGGATAATTTATTTCCGAGACTATGGTTACACCATTATTCCTATCCTTATGGACAAATACGTATTTGTCTTTTGCTCTCAGTCTTTTCATACCGTCAGTATCCAATTTTTATCCGTAGCGATTTTTTTCTCGTCGTCTGTTAATTCCGAAACTCCTACACAACCGGTCAGTTTAATGGTCTTAGGACTCATTCCTGTAAAATCGGGCAATCGATCGAGTATGCTCACGATATTGTCATGCCCCAACGGTGAATCGGTTATTTCCAAGTTCGTAGCAGTCGAATATGAAAATTTCGACTCTTTCGAGAAGATTAAATTTTGCAGGCCTACATTACCCTCTGCAACTATTCCGTTGTAAACGAACCAGTCCAATTTAACGCCCGGCCAATCCAACGAAAAGGTCTTATTAAAGCCTGACATTTGTATTCTAAGTCCGTTTCCCTTCGTTGCAAATCCTTCCGGGAATTCAAAGTCATAAAGGGAATAGCAACCGACAAAAGCACCGATGGCATTCTCTATATAATCCATTTTGGGCGGGAAAACTATTCTTTTTAGATTTCTGCAATTGTTAAAACAGTTCGGCATATCGTTACCGGTATATTCTACTTGGGGTAAAATCACTTCTTCAACACTTCGTCCGATCCCATAGAAACAGTGAGAAAGATTGCCGAAAGTCATTTTCGACAAATCGGCTTTACCGAAAGCCATGTTGTCGTTCCCCCAAATATATTCTCCGATAGTTCCTCCCGACACTTCAATGTTATCCATATTTTCGGCTATGATATTCCTGAATTTATAACCGCTCAGTTCCCTAATTTTAAGAGTCCCATCCGTCAAAATATGCCTTAGAGGAGTTCTGCCATAAGAAAAAGAAGGAAAGTCTCTAATGCTCCTGTCTTTACCTTTAAATCTTATCGCCTCCAAATGATACCACCCTTGATTAAATTCAAAATTATAGTCCGGGTCTATGTCTTCTCCGACTACCACATATTTTATGGGCGATATATTCCATGCCAATTTTACGCCGACTTTTATATACACATATCCGTTAGGGGCAATATCGCTTTGCGTCGGATTACTGAATTTTGCCTTCATTATCCAGAACTCTCTGCCTTTGCTGTCTATATTGCCGGTTCCTTTGGCATAAGTATGATTTATAAAGTCCAAAGAATTGGTTCTCGTCGGAGAAGCATAAGATTCTCCGTCCCCCCAATCTATGAAATATTGGTCATAGAAGGAACTGAATTGAACATGCGGCCTACCGATGGCCGACGGTAATTCGTCTGTAACGACAAACCATATACTATCTTTCGGACATTCTTCCAAATCTCCCCATTCGATATCAGGAATCCACCTCGGTTTTTGAACAATAGCCGGCACGCTTACCGTTTCTTTCACCGCAACGGCATCGGGCACTACCACCTGCTCATGAACGATTATGCAATCACTATCTGCCATATCACTTGATGATTATATTGGTTTTGTAAACATCGCCATAGTCCCATTTGCCGTCATCGAAATCGGCATCCTCTATCCAGTAGTGCCTCTCGACCGTGAGCAAGCCATAGCGGAAAGTCCCGGAATTGAATATGCCGTACAGCACGCCGTCACGGAACACACAGTTTTTACGTGTCTTTCCGTCGTAGCTCACTTCGCAACAACAACCGGCCTCGTCCTTGTAGATGAACTTAAACTTCTTCGTCTCGGCATCGATCGGGCTCCCGTTCTTGTCCTCAAAGCCAATGGTAAACTTAATATCCTCCCACGAGTATTTCACTACGGGCTCTTTTTCACTCATCGCTGCCATCGGATAATGTGTTGAACATTTTTTCCACCAGAGCTTTCGTTTCCTCAACCGTGGAGGTCATGGAATATACATTCATGTTAAAACTGCCTTGCCCGACAGTGACATGGCCTTTTTCCGCACCGTTTTCCATAATTCGGTAATTGACCGCTTGCAGGGTTTCCACAGTCTCTTTTCCGTTGAACGAACGGCTGATGTTTTCGCTGATTTTGACTAATTCAATCATGATGCTTGTATTTATAGGATTATAATATGGTTACTTTCACTTCTGTCTCGGGCAACGAATCCATGACCTTGTCGACCACCTGTCCGGTAGAATCGACAGGGCGCACCCTTGCGTACACGGTATATGTATATGTTCCGGGCAGTGGCCGTGAGGCGGTCAACTCCTGTATGGTCGCATTGATTTGAAACACAAGATTCGACCGGTACGTGAATACATATTTATATGAGCCGCCACCTTTCATGACAATCTCGAATTCGTATTTCGAACCGGCAGGAGGATTCCCGTTCGGAAAGCTGAAACGAAGAGCGATGGCGGCTGTTTGGTAAGTCCCGTGCAATCCGGCCAATCCGATGAGCTTGCAATATACATATTCACTGCTGACCTCGGCTGTCATGGCTATCGATGTGGGTATGGGGAAATAATCCGCCACGGTGATCTGTTTGTCGACCCCTGTCCAGTATTCGAACGACTTCTTATCGATAAGGAACAACGTCACCTTCAAGTTCGCCCCTACCGAATCCTCCCCCGGAAATGTGTCGCTCTGTCCGACAGGAAGTATCGGCGGAGTAGTACCGTCACTGAAAAATTTTACCTTGAAAGCAGAGTACCACACATTGCCCACCCGCAAGGTGGTTACGGTATTTGTCGAGGTATTTGTCAGCAATCGAGCAAAACTGCTTCCATTTCCATCGGTTACCAAAATAGCCGGGTAATAATCGCCGATACTCTTGTCGGAGGCCAGCGACAGCCACGATTCGACGGGTACACCGGTGGGATTCACCGAAGTGTCGTAATAGTTGATGTCGACAAAAAGATACGGCACGTCCGCACTGATTTCATCAATTTTGCTTCCGGTAAGATTGGGTTTTGCGTTATGGTCGTAGCCGTCGAAATCGCTCAGGCGACAAAAATCCGTACCCGGGTGGGGATAGGCCACATAGTCGAAGGAGGTGTCATGGATAGCGACGATATTCGTTCCGTGCGGTATCGTGGCTTTCAGCCCATAGCGTATGCCCTGATTTTTGTCGGTGTCGCTCCCTTCCCACTGGTCGATATATGTCGTGACCCCGCCGGCCTGTTGGGGATAGTTGTCGGATAGCGGCGCAGCCTGCGGATAGCGCACGGGTTTATGACGGCTCCATTTGTTGATACGTCCCGGACGGCCACCCTGCAACAGGGGGCGTTCGAGGGCAACAATGTCGGCCACGTCCCATACCCCGTTTGCCGGGTATATTCCCAGCAGGTTATAGGGGTCGGTTATCGCTACCGGGGCTGCTATCTTGTTTTTATCGATGGCCATACGCTCACTTTCCTCCTTTCCCTTTTAATTCGGACAATTCCTTTTTCAATCGTTCCACCTCTTTTTTAAGGGCTTTAACCAGACGGGCGGTCTCCTGCGTTGCACCGGCGATGGTGTTGATATAGTCGGGCGACAGGTAGTTCAGAGCCCCGTAACCGTCCTCTGTTTCGTAGGCCATCGATGGCAATACCTCTTTCACCTTTTGGTACAGCAGTCCCGTATGGGCTTCCCCGTCCACACCGCCCTTGTTACGCTTCCGTGCTTTTTCGGTGTATCGGAAATCGCATACCCTGCCCATCGCCAAGAGCCTGTCGGTATAACTTCGGGTATAGTCGAAATCTCGCTTCAAACGCTCGTCCGAAGTTGTTAGAGCGGTGACCGAGCCTTGTGCCGAGATATTGCCTTGCGACGATATATCCCCTCCGGCCGTGATGTTACCGTCCGATGTGACACTCTCCTTTGACCTTATGTTATTCGTCGCCACAATCCTTCCGGCGGAGATGGAGACAGACTTACTCCCGGTCGAAAGGTTTATACTCGTAGCCCTGATTATATTCGCTCCATCGATGTCTCCCTCCATCGTTATATCCCGGACTCCCGACAGACTTCCGGACACATCGTTCGATCCGTCAAACGGATTTCCCCAAATCGTCCGGATATTTTTAAGCCTGTCGGCGGCGATGGAATCGTTATCCGTCAAGGCGACAGACGGGGTCACCACGGTCAGCTTGCTCACGCCGACTGCCGGCATGGGAGACAACGATATGCTTTCCACACAGTTCTCGCAAGTCCCGTTCAATGCCCCGTATGTGTTATAGACGAATATGGAGCAGGTCTGGTAATCGGTCTTGGCCGAAACCCAAAAGCACACGTGTCCCCCGTACAAGAACACCTTCACGTCACCCAAATCGTCACCGAAATGCGTACCGGCCGTAGCCGTAAACTCGACATCGTTCGGGGCATAATTGTACGCCTGTACGATCGTATTGATAATTCGTCGGCTATAATATCCATTTCCGATCAAATGCAACGTCAACATAGCCGCCTCGGCCTCCTCGACTTTCGTGCGAATCAACCACCCGTTTCCGGTGGCTGTCTCATACATGCCGCCCCTTTTATACAGGAAAGCCCCGTTGTCAAGTCCGTTCAACTTTTTCGCATTGTCCGATTCGACCGCACGCCCAACTGTCAGCCCCGTATATGTGCCGCTCACGTTGTTTATCTCCGAGAGCGAATAAGTTGGCTTGTTCGGCTGCTGCACCCAATCGTACAGGGTGATGCCTTTGGTGACAACGATACCGAGGGCTGTCTTGCTGACCGCCGTCACCACATTGCCTGTACCTATCGTAGATGCGCCGGCGTTGGCGAGTTTCCAAATCTCGTTGATGGTGTAGGCGTTGAAGGTATCGGTAAGGGTGGCGTTGTCGAATGCGCCGCCCAGATCGTCGAACCCATGAACGAGCTTGATGAGCCCTCCTCCGCCACCGCCACCCCCTTCTCCACGCCATACACCAAGAGCGGATATTCCACCCTGTGAATACACATTAAATTTCGAGTATATCGTATTTTCCAACTCTGTGTCGAATTTCCACATATCGTTAATACGGGCAAATCCTTCCTGCATTTGTTTTACAGTCCGTTGATACGATTGTTGCAGGGAAGCCGTCATATCATTGATGGCAGAAATCAAGTCGATATTCTTATTAGCAGATGCAACCTCTTCTTTCAGTTCTTGCGTATTCCCTTTTATTAGGTTGTTCCCGATGGTAATAGTCTGTTCGCAAGGATAGTCGAGTTTGGTTGTAAGGCTTATAACACGAGTAACATATGAATATCCTGTGTTTATGTATTCGACTTTTCTTCCTATGGATAAATCAGGATTGTTTTCATTGAACACCACAGGATTAGATGAAAACTGGTAATTGTTTTGGTCGGAAGAAAGCCGTTCTATTTCTTCGTTCATAGCCGTTTCTAGACGTATGTACGCCGAATCTGTATATCCTTCCGGCATTTTGACGTTGAATAGGATAATATCGTCATTTTCCGACGGTATAAGTCCCGTAATAGCAGGGATAATATAGTTACCTTCTTCCTCTTTATATTTAATCTCGAAATCTCCTTTTTTGACTTCGAAGCTTATACCATCATCACTTGTTATTGTTTTACTCTCATCATGGTATACAAGCTCAAATTCCATACCTTGCAAAGCCCCCGATTGGAAATGTACCGAAGGTACTTTCTTGGGTATAAGCATACCATTCGGATTTTTTTCTTCGTCATAAGTGGAATTTTCGAAGTTAAATTCCGGTATTTGAAAATACCATATCGCATATTGGTCGTATATAGGGTCTCCGTTTTCATCTGTGCCTATCTGTATTTTATCATTCGTTTCCAAGTCTATACGCCACATAAGACGGAATCTGACATCTGATATGGAGAGTTCCGATGAAGGGTATATATCATCGAACTGGAGGATTTTGCTAAATATCTCTCCCTGTTGAAGGTTTGGCCTTATATCTTTATATCCGTTCGGATATTTTTTAGGGTCAAGAGTCAGCCGTTTGTTGACCAAATTGTTGACATTAGCACCTTTGTATTCCTGTACGATGTTTCGAGTTGACCCGAATGCGTAAAATCGGGTATAATACCCATCTTTTCCCTCCGTGACCGAAGGTGTATTGATGTTTTCACCAACTTCGAGAGAAACAACAGCTCCATGTTCGGATTTCGACAGATGAATAATCATGGAATCTTTCTCAACCCACCATTCTGTATCAAACGCAGATGCTATACTGTTCAAGGCAGACAATATGTCGATTGATTGGAAAGACAAAGAAGTGGAAGCGTTAAGAGAAGAATCGACGGCGTAAGTCCATGTATCCCCGGTTTCGTTCTCGATAGACTTACAAATAACACTCATGAAATTGGCCGGGTTATCGGTAAGAGACCAATCCGGCTCCCGATTAGTTATCTCGTTATTCTCATCATAAGAATACATGAAAAAAGGCGCTTTACCCCATGATATAAATTTCGAATGAAATTGTGGTTTGTATTGAAATTCGACCTCGTTCTTTTGTTCTGGATTATATGGATCCAAAAGAGAATATTTCTCACCATCGAGTATGATATAAGCCCCTACCGGAATCTCTTCATTTTGGTCCGAGTTCCACGACAATTCTACATAATCGGATTTCATCAATTCTTCTACATGAACACATTCTTCTGTTATAGGAACTGATAAAATAGTATCTCCTTGTATGTTTTTAATGTCTATCATGATGGTTTCGTATATCTTCATACGATTTCAGTCAAAGATAATAAAAGTGTATGAAAAACATGCTCTTTTTTATGAATTTCTATCTGCTGGATTATATTCGACAAGTTTTAGAGAAAATCGTGCTATTCCTCTCATGAATTGCGTAAATTGATTGCATGAAATATAGATTGTTTTGTAAGTAATATTTGGTTGATACTTTGTTTTTATATTTATTATGCCTGTTGCCAATTCTTCACAAAAGCTGTTGTATCTTGAAAAGAATTCTTCTTCCGTTTTTGCCGTCAGGTTAAAAGTTAAAGTGATATTTCGTTCATCGATTTTAGGATTAGAGGACAGGACTCGTTTGCCATTTTCTAATCGAGACTTGTTTTCGATGAACTCTTTTAAAGGTGACGGTGTCATTAAGTAGGAAAGAGATGATGTATCCATACTTATACCCCAAGTTGTATAGCAGTCTTTCCCATTTATGTAAAACTCTCCCGATGCCATTTTATTTAAGTATAACTGAAGTTTTGTCTTTATTGATTTCTACAGGACAATTTCGTATGTTTATAAGTCTAATAACTGCGTAATTACGGGCAACTATTATAGCTCTGGCTCCATGCATGAGTATAACTTTGTGAACTCTAGTATTATCGTCAAATACTAGTTCCGCATTGGTATTGCCTATTAAAGCAATATTGGTATCATTACTTCTTTTTACATTTTTAGTGTCAACAAACACGCAATAATTAGCAATATCATTACTCATCTCACGGAACGTTTCAATAGGAGGGAAGTTGTTCTTCTCACAAAACTCTATGCCTTGTGGTGTAAAGAACAACCATACTAGAGTTTTCCAGTCACTAACACCATAAGACTTATCGCAAGCTCCTTTTTGTAAAGCAGCCATCATTATTTCTTTTACTGTATTCATATCTATAAATCTTTAGTATTCCTATTGACTTGTGCTATATCGGATTTTATATCAATTAATAATTTCGTATATTTTGCAATGTCTTCTAAGTAGCTATTCGTAATCACATGTTGATTAAGAATGTTATTTAGTATAGAATTGCTATTAGTTGATACAGATAAAAGAGAATTTAGAGAGATTACGGCTGAAATCATTTGATTTTTGATTTCTTCACCAGAAAGCTGCAACGCTGTAAACCGGCCGTTTAATTCCGTTGCTGTATCTTGTGACATGGTTTCAAAACCTTCGGCTGTCGACTTTTGTTCGGTGGTAGAACTTTCTCCCATGAGACTATCAGCCCAACCGAATTGAGCATCTATTTCTTGTTGAAGCTGTTCAGCCATGTTGTTGATGTAATCTTGTTCCCATTGAGAAAGCACGTTGTCGGCATAAAATTGTTGCAACTTAGTGCGTATTTCCTCCATTTTATTTGAGGATTTAATTGCTGCCTTAATGCTCTCTGTTACCATTTGTTGCATCATCTGCTTTACAACATCTTTTGCAGATTTAGCCCTATTCTCGCCAGAAGCCCATGCATCTGCATAAGCTTCTGCAAAGTTGTCAATAGCACTTTTTAGGTCTTCACCAAATATGACATCGATAGCTTTTTCTTTGTTATCAGAAATGAGATTGTTTATTTCGTCAATTTGATTTTCCCATTCTTTTATTCTGTCGCTATCTGTATTCTTTTTATCTTGTTCTTCTTTAATTTGATTTTGAATAAGTACTTTTTGTTGTTCTAGCAATTTATTTTGGTCTTCAATCAAGCTGGAAGCACTCTTTCCGTAAGCAGCTTCAATGGACTTGCCTAACTTTTCATACGAACGGTCAAGTGTATCTACCTGATCTTGTAATTTCTGAATCCGTTTTTCATTTTTTGCGTCGTGGATTTTTGCGATAGAGGAAGCAAGAGAGGAGACAAGACCGATGGCAGCACCAGCAGCAGAACCTATCGGTCCAAATATAGCACCTGCCTCTGCTCCTTGCATAGCTGAATTGAGGCCGTCCATAGCCACATTGATACCTTCGACAATGCCTGACAGTGTATCAGATCCGAAAGCCTCTCCGAGATTTGAAAATGTGTCGGAAAGGAATTGGGCTACACTTAATACCTCACTTAATCCACTTCTTATTTCTTCAAGTCCATCTTGCAATTTTTTTGTATTTGAACCGGCATCGAATACTTTTTTAAGACCATTAGCTAGTTTGTTAAACCCCGTTTCAGATTGATCTGCGGAATTACGGACATTATCTATACCTTTTCTAATTCGTTCTAATTCTTCGGGAGATTTACGCAATGTGTCGAAGGTCTCTTTTGTCATACCAAATTCAAGACCTTTGTTTTCGTCCCATTCGCCTGATTGCAAGAATTGGAATGCCCGTTCAGCTTCATTAGCAATGAGACGCATATCTGCAACTGTGTGTTGACGCATATCGTCAAACAATTTACTTATGGCAGACGTAGATTTATTCGCCTCTATATCCAAATCAGATAGTGCCCTTTTTGTTTCTTCGTCAATAGACTTCTGTTCCCATTCGTTTTTGCCTACCTTACGAGATTCGCCTTGCTCAATAATAGCATTACGCTTTTCATAATAGTTCCCGTAAGCGGCAAGATAATCGTTCATTGCGTTAATTTCATCATCGAGAATTTCTTTGGTCTGTTTATTCTTATTCTTTTCATTTAACCTATTTGCGGTATCAATATTTTCCTGTTGTTCAGTTGTTAGTCCATTCTCATTAAGCTTGGAGGGTTCAATCTTAGCTACTTTGTTTAACTCGGCCAGCTCTTTCTCTTTCTTTTTAATTTCTTTTTTCTGTTCTTCATAATAGTAGTTAATTTGCTTCAATTTCTTATCTTTACCTTCTTCCCAGAGGGAGATTTCTTTCTCTTGATTTTTTTTACGAAGCTCAAGAAGTTCATCAACAAGTTTCTGCTCGGCCTCTTTTTGCTCTTTTGCTTGCTTATCTTCAGCCGCTTTATCAGATTTGGTTTTAGGCAGCTTTGCACGGAGTGCGTCAATTCGTGATTGTAACGCATTGTATTCCTTGCTTCCGCTTACAGTTTCTCCCTGCTCTTTCTCTAATTTTGAGATTTGTGTTTTGACTTCATTGATTACTCTCAAATCTTTCTCACGTTCAAGTATAGTGTCTTGAAGCGACTTGATATAAGCCTCTTGTTGATCCACTGCTTCTTTTGTTCCGCTGCCGTCTGCAAGGGCCTTTTTTAATGATGCAAGTGAGGTTTCAGCCTTCTTGATTTCTTCTTCAAGTTGGGAGATGGATTTACCTTCTGTTGTAAAAATATTTTCAGTAGGTGAATCAAATGAGGGTTCGGGAATGAAATATTTGTTTCTGTATTCTTCTAAATTTTTATTTCTTATTTCAGCTTGTCGCCTTATTTCAAATAGAAGTGTATTTGCACTTTCTCCCCATCCAGTAGATACATCATTAAAAATCCTTTGAATTTCTGTCGGTATATCTCGACCGCTATCCAGCCAGTTTAACCAATTTCGGTAGACTTTTAATCCAGACTCATCTCCATATTTTTTTGTAAATGCATCATATACTTTTGTTAAGTTTTTTTCTCTGACGCTATTGTATATATCTTCTTCTTGTTTGGCAAAATTGGTATAATTTTGTGCGGCCATAGATTTACGTATGGCTTTTTCTAATTTTTCATATTGTCCAGCAAGAGACCCTGTTTTATCAATTTCTTCATCAATGCCAGAAAGATACTTTGAATAGCCATTTACTATTTTTTCTTTTATAGCATACCATTCGTCAGACCATTTTTTAGCCTCCGTAAGTTGCCTATTAAGTTCCCTTAATGTGGACATTTCATTTAATGCAGCCACTTCGGTTTTACCAAATTCATCGTTCAGCCTTTCCTGTGCCTTTTCTGCTTCTGTTTGATAAGTGACTAATTTATAAATACCTAAACCTAGTGCTGTTACTGCCGCTGCTACTGCGACATATGGGTTGGCAAGTAAAGTCTTGTTGAGTAGGGATTGAGCTTTTTGTGTAAGCACCAGCCAACTATAATGTATTGCCTCTTTAGCTGTCAATGCAGTAATACCAGCAGCTTGAAGGTTATGTAATGCAGTAATAGCCATAAGCGCAGTTCTGTATGCTCCGTATGTACCGACCAATTCAATTAGTATTTTTCCTACTTTTTCATAGTTTTCTATCAAATAAGAGACGCTGGATAATGCATCATTGATAATACCTTCATTCGCTTTGCCGATCTCGTTCAACATCATCGAGAAACTATCTCCTATGTTAGAAATCTGTCCGGTAATGGTTTTGCTTTGTTCTTGCATTAAGTTAAAGAACATACCACCCTCGTTGGTAAGGTTCTGTATGACTTTCTGAACCTCTGGAAACCCTATCATACCAGCTTCTACCATTCCTTTGATTTCACTTTCAGCTACTCCAAATTCTTTGGCAAGTTCTTTTATCATTGGAATACCTCGTCCAGTGAATTGGTTTAGGTCCTGTGTATAAAGTCGACCTTGTGTCATAGTTGTACCATAGAGATATACTAAGTCTCCCAAAGGGTGTGAAAGTCCGGCTGCAATGTTCCCTAATCGTATAAGAGTCTCGTTAACATCTTCAGCAGAAGTACCGTAAGCCAGTAATTGACGAGCTCCATTGGCAACACCTTGTAGATCGAATGGAGTTTTGGCGGCTGTTTCTGTGAGCTGAGCCATAAGGACGTTTGCCTTTTCACTACTTCCAAGCATAGTGGTAAAGGCGACCTCTAATTGTTGAAATTCACCTCTTACTTGTATAATATTTTGGATAAGTTCTTTTGCTGTAAAGCCAGCCCCAAAAGCTGCAGCTGCTTTCGTCATTTTGTTGAACATATCTTCTATGCCCAATCCATTTTTTTCTATTTCCTTAGAAGTATTGGTTACTCCGGTTTCTACTTCTCGTAGTTTACGAAGAAAATTAGAATTGTCGCCTGTTATATCAAAATGAAGTCCGGCCATGAGTCTTTTCGATTAAAAGGGGTAGATGTAACATCACATCATTTGCAAATATACAAAAGTGTATGAAATTCATATACTTTTGATAAAATAGAATAGAGTTAATAAAGTTTAACTAATGTGTGAGTATAAATATTTTAATAAATGATTATTGTATTATACTTTTGACGAAACAATCTAAACAGCATAAGATATGGATTTCAAAGATACAATTCAACAGATTGTAGAGAAAATTGCTAAACAGAAGGATAGCATAGCAACGGAAGAAGCGACAAAAAACTCTTTTGTAATGCCTGTGATAGCAGCATTGGGATATGATGTATTCAATCCCTTTGAGGTTGTACCGGAAATGGATTGTGACTTAGTTAAGAGGAAAGGCGAAAAAATAGACTATGCCATAATGAAGGACGAAAATCCTATACTACTTATAGAATGCAAGCATTGTAAACAAAACTTGAATTTACATGACACTCAATTACAAAGATATTTTGTCGCTTCAAAGGCTAGGTTTGGGGTCTTGACGAATGGAATAGAATATCGCTTTTATACAGATTTAGAAAAGGTGAACATAATGGACGAAAAGCCGTTCCTTGTGGTGAATATGCTCGATTTATCGGACAACGATATTGAGCAACTAAAAAAGTTTCATAAGTCTTATTATAATGAGCAAGATATATTGAGCACGGCACAAGAGTTACAAATCACGATACAAGTAAAAGAAATGCTTAATCGTAATTTCCAAATGCCGGACGATGAATTTACACGTTATTTTGTCCGTAATCTTAATGATGGGAAATATACGGCAAAACTTGTGGATCAATATAGACCTATTGTTAAGAAATCCATTGCTTTGGTGATTAACGATATTATATCCGACCGTTTAAATGTGGCTATGAAGAATGAGAATAAGGAGGAAAAACAGATACCACAGGAGGTTGAGAATGAAAATCAACAGCCGAACGAAATGAATGAAGAAAAACTTCCCGATGGTGTAGTATTTCAAGACCGAGAAAAAGGTATAGTTACTACACAAGAGGAGATAGATGCCTATAACATCGTGCGTAGTATATTGAGGCAGTATGTAGATGTATCTCGTATTCAATATAACGACTACAAGACTTATTTTTCCGTGAACATAGATGGTAGTACATGGTGGTGGATTTGCCGCATTTATATAGGGAAACGGAGTAAAAAAATATGCTTGCCAAAGGATAACTACAAGACGAATGAATGGATTGACATTGAGACTATCGATGATATTTTTAATTATGCCGATGGTCTTAAAGAGGGTCTTGATTTGGCATTGAAAGAGGCGAATTATTGGCTTGCAAAGAAAAATGAATTAGAAAAATGACAAACGTAACTAATACAAATTTTAGAATTATGAGAAAGTTTTTGCTAATCATAGTTTGTGCTTTATCCATTACATCTTGCTCAGATAATGATCCTGAGATATTATCAGTAATGATTAATGTAAAATGTGATAATAAAATTGCATCTCCTTCTTTGGTTCGCTTATATGAATATGAAACAGCAAGAGACTTTGATGACAGCTATATGTCTACAATGGAGTACGGCGATTCTCAAGTTTTAAGAGATAAGTTGGGTAATGAGTTGACTCCCGCATATACATCTGACACGTTTTCTGGAATAAATATTTTTGAGGATATAAAAACAGGGGTATATTTGGCTGTAATACTTTATAAACCTGACGGCTTTACATGGCCTATGTTTTATTTTTATGGATATAAAGTAATTAATGTTGACGAGGATAATAACGCACTTTTACATAATATATGTTTTTCTTATAGTGAATACGACCGAGGTAAATTCATTGAGTTTTAGTCCCACTTCATGCCTTTTATTTTATCCATATTTTTAGGATCGTCCCCGTTTATAAATGTTCGGTCCGTAGATATATGATATTTCTTTATCTCGTCGTCTGTAAGGTATATAGATGTTATGTAATCATTAAGTAACATATGCAGGTTGGCATAACTAATACCCCATACAACATAGTCCATAGTCCAGCCATAGCGTTCGCAGGCTATATCTATCAAAGTACCATAAATACTTTTACCTCCAAAAGTTATAGTGTTACACTTCTTTTTCTTGATTCTTGATATTTTTTCTTGTTCTTTTTTCTCAATATCAATCTTAAAGTGTTGAATAAACTGGTCAATGTTATCCTTTGATAACACTATTATGAATAGTTGAGCAAGTTCTTCATTCGATAGGTTGTCTTCAAATAGCTTTCGTCTTTCATTTATTAGGTGGCTATTGAATAATTCTTCCTTTTTATCGAATGTATGGTAAGACAATATTTTGCATATAATATCTCTTTTGGAATCGCATAATCGTAATGCTTCCATATATGGATTTATAGAAAGGAAGTCTTTATTTATTTCTAAATTTTCGGTAAGACGTGATAAAAGGTATATTTTACCCAATGTGGCAGGGTATAAGTAGAATTGCATTTCTCCTATATGGAACTCATAAGGTCTTTCCATGATAGTATCTGCAATATCCATTTCTATTATTTTCCCTTCTTTGTCCATGCAAAATAAATTATATTGAGCGCAACTGTGGGGTCGAACCACAACTTTATACATGGAGTGTATATGTGCTACCGTTACACTAGATACGCAGAACACGTGGGTACGAAGCCCCCACGTTTGGCTCTATCTACAACCTATTGAATTATCCACCAACACTTGGATTAGGAGCTACTTCGAATTTATCACCGTCTCCAGACTCATCTTCAGGATCGCATTCAATTTTACTGATGTTTCCACCGGATTCCGTCACGATGATTTTACCCCACTGAATTTGTTTTTTATCGGCGGCTGCTTTCAACGCATCAAAAGTGTATGCCCAAACACCACCGTCAGCAGAAGTAAAAGTGTCTTCAACGGAAACTGTCGTTTTCTCCATGCAGAAACCTTGAACTTCTGGGTCTTCCGGTTGAACAACAACAGCATAATTGTGTGCAACAACACCATCGCTATCACTTACAGGACGCTTACGTCCTTTTGCGGCACGAATGTTCAATGCCAAAGCATAGGTATTCTTTCCATACTTTACATCCTCATTTTCGCCTCCTTCGATTTTTGCTTCTTGTTTATCTCCTTTTGTTGTTGTCAACTGTGTAGAATCTTCCACAGGGGTAGGTAATTCCTCCCATTTAGGAGCAGAAGCATCCAAATCTTTTATAAATACACGGGGCTTACCCCATCCTATTACTGCCATGATATACCTAATTTATATTAAAAATTTATTCGTTATTTATCTCTATGTACAGTTTGTTATTAATGAAATGCTCTGTATGTCCGTCTTCAAATGAAACTCCTGTTGAATCAGTTTTTTGACTGCATTGTGATGGAACCGTATGATATTCGTCTTTTCGTATAGAGAATAAAAACTTCGATAGTTCGCATAATTCACGAATTCGGATTGAATCTTTTTCCCATGTTTTGGTTTCAGAGTCCCATAAGTCTTTGACATATATATTGACATTCACATAGGCTCGTTGTATTTGCCCGCAACCTTCATTTGCAAGAACAGATATGACTATATCTTCTTTATCAGATTTGTTGGGCCTTCCTCTGTCACTCAATTTACCGGAGACATTACGTTCGAGTTCTGTACCTTTAATTTTGTGATAAACGAACTTAGCTATTTCAATATCGGATTTCATTATTTCGCAATCTGTCTTTTAAGTTTTTCAAGCATCAATGGAACTTGTTCTCTTGCCCAAAGTTCGGTTGATGCAAGTACGTCTTTATTATCCATCGCTTCTACAAATTCAGCATAGTTCATTCCGGCGACTACGATAAGTACATAGTTATTAGAATATCTTTTAGCAAGTTCTTTCGCTAAGTCTTTACCTGTTTTTACACCTTCTGAACCTTGATTCACTTGGTTGAAAGTTGAGTATTGAATGATGTTCTTATTATGAGCAATCACATATCCAACCGAACTACGCAAGTTGCCTGTTTGGTCGTACCAACTTTTATCACCTGCTCTATCACGAATTTTTGTAACGCATTGTTCGCCAAGTTTGGATAAAGCACGAATAGTAAGACGCTCGACACGCTCTGCTTCTCTCATGAGCATGTCATGCACTTCGCTTAGCTTGGTGGTCATTCTTATACCCATAGTTTACATTGTTTCTGGTAGCGATGGAAACCTTTCACACTAAACTCCCTTTCAATTCCTTCAAGCAGATGTATCTTAATCCTGTCACCGATCATGAATGTTCGACAATTTGCACGTAGATAAACTGTATATGAATAGCTTCTTACAATACCATCGTCAAACTCTTTTTCAGAGGCTTTACCAGCAGGAACTGCGTCGCATTCAATACAGCCTTCCCAGTTAGTTTCTCCTTCATGATAATCACCATTGCTATCCTCGTAACCATCTTTTGATACGAGGTACTGCAATCTGTGTGGATATAGTCTTATTACTGACATATTACAAAAGGCAGTCACCTATATATACCATTGGCTTTGCCTCCAACTCTACCGAAGGTTCACCAATGGCATTATAGATTGAGTTAACACGTAACAGAATACGTTCTTTGTCTTTATCTGATAAAGAACCGAAAGACTTGTCTGCTTCAGAAAAATTGATAGCCTGAACTAAAGACCAAAGACAATCAGCCAAAGCTCCCATATACTCCTTTGAGTTCATTGTATCTGAATCGCAATCACCAACTGGATTGAGTTTGCGTTTTATCATCACATTCTCTACAAAACCTTCTGGAATAGGGTAATGTATTTCGTCTATAAGAGCTTGCTGAATTGTCTTCATGGCTTAACTACCTCCATTTGTTGTTTTATATGATTCAACAGCTTTTTTGAGCTTAGCTTCATCGGCATCATTCAATTTGTTTACAGCAGCAATTAACTTATCGTCTGGAATAGTCGTCGATAAGTTTTTACCGGTTATTTTATTGAACTCTGCGACGAAGTTTGCTTTTATGTAAGCTTGTCCCCAAATGGTGATGTTCTTATCGGTAGAATCTTTTCCCTCTTCGGTAGTGTCAATCGTTTGAGCCTCTGAGATGTCAAGAGAGTAGATTTGGTCTACGTTTTCAATAACAGGGAGAACTAATGCTTGACCACTTGTAAATTCCTGCAAAGGATCATTTTTAGAATACTTGCTGATAAGTTTGTATTCATCTACCGTGGAATAAATTACTCCTGCTACGGGATTAGTAACTTCTGCAAGTGTGCCCCAAACCAATGCGCCAACTTCTTGTGTAGTAAGGAATATTAGTTTGTTCGCATTCCACGGTTTGTACGGAATGCGTTTACCATTTTTCTCAGAAATGACTGTACGGTCAATCTTTAAGAATGTAATTCCGTTGTTGTCATCGGCAAATGCTTCGTCAAACAATGTAGCAGTAGGAACAGGTAACTTAGTGTTGCTGTCGAATGTCTGACCTCGATAGTTGGCAACCAATTCTTTTGCCCATTGTTCTTGTCTCATTTTATTGTAAGTCGATAACGAGATTGCTATCGTTGTAATTGAGTTACCATCTGCGTCAGCTTTTGCAATAACACGCTTTATGTCATCAGAAGAAATAGTTCCAGCTGTTTCTACACCAAAGCTATTTTGCGGTAAATAGTTGAAATTTATGCGCAATCCAGTTCCTGTATTGTTTTCATCTTCAACGATTACAACTCCATCAGATAAAGCAGTTAAAAAGTTTGCTTCGTTCTTTTCATCGATACCAACAGAGCAAGCTACCGCATCGTTGGTTAGCTTGTTAGCTATATTAGTGAACGCAGCTCCTTGAGCTTTCATGATGTTGATTGTGTTGATCTGAGTCTCACGAAGAATTTTTTTCATTCCGACCTTTGGCAATGTACCATTTGCGTGAGCAATGGAGTCTCTCATCTTAGGAGGGAGAGGTGAGTCCATTGCTACCATGTCGGCCGCAACATAAGTTGTGTTAACTGATGCACTTTCCCACTTTTGGTCTGCGGAATATTCTTTGCGAAGCATTGTCTTGTGAAGATATGTAAGCTGATTGCCTCGCTTACCATTGATTCTCTCGATGATGGTTTGAAGTTTCGGGAAAATCTTTCTGATGTATTCAATAAATAGTGATTCTTTCATTTTTTACCTCCTTTCTACATTAATCGTGTAAGAATACAAGAGTTGGCAATGCCGTTTTCATAGCCGCTTTTATGTCGTCTATGGGGTATGGACTCGCCAAATCATTGACTTCGCCACTATACATAATACCAACCAATGGTTCACTAGTTGGTTTTGTACATACAACTACTCCTACATATTCATGAGAACTGGGAAGTGAGTCGTATCCATCACCAGATGATTTTACGGGCATAGGTTTGTACGTGTCTGTTGACGGATCACGAATAACAACGTGCCCGGCTTTAATAACCGGAAGGTTATAATTTGATACGTCAAGAGTACGACCTCCGATAATGCCAGCTACATAATGCCGGATTACGACAGAATCCATTCCGGCATTGAGAACTTCCATTTCGCTTGATAAATTTGCTGTTGCACCCATTGTTACAATTTCTTTTTTGACTTAGAAAGTGTTGACTAAATCTTCAACTTCTTTGTCGGTTAATACTTCGTCTTGTTTACCCGAACCTTTACTTCCGGCAGCAGGAGGGGTTGCCAATGTTGCCAAACCTGCATCTGCACGCTCTTGATTGTAATTCTTCAGGTCTTCCTCAACATCTGAATAGAACTCCTCGAAATCGTCGTCACTTTCAAAGCTCATCTTAGAGAAGCTTTTCAAGGTACGTGAACCGAATGTTCCAGTGTCTTTCAGCAGGGCTTCAAGTTTGGCCTTACGCAAGTTAGAAACTTTTTCACCTTCCAATGCGGCAAAACGGGCTTCCTGTTGCTCTCTGAAAGACTTAAACCATGCGGGTTCTTCGTCTTGTTCATTTCCTTTGTTGTTGGGATTTTTCTTGTTTGAACCAGCTGGACGAGAGCCGCCTTTTGACGTGTCATCGTCAACGTCGTCATCATCATCTTCTTCTTCTTCTGATTCGGGGTGTTTTTTCTTCCATTCGTCAAGCAAACGGTTGGCTTGCGACTGGCCGAAAGTGAGGTAAGGGAGAACCGCTTCTATCTGCTCGTCGATTTCTGCGTTTACATCCTCTTCTGAGGCATCTTCTGCGGATTTCAGGTTATCGGCAATCTTGGCGGCGATACCCTTCAATTCCTTTGCGTTGAACCCTAACGCCTTCGCTTTAAGTTTCAACCTTACGAAAACTTGCTGTTGTCTGTTCATTTCATTTAGGTTTAAACAAAAAAATAGTCTGCGTAGCAATGTAGCCAGCAGACTATTCGCATCTTCTTTCAGATGTGCCTCCGCCTAAACGGACAAACAGGTGTTTACGACAAGTCGGGTGGCGTACATCTTCATACGCTTTTTGCAAATATACAGTAAAGTATATGAATTTCATACACTTTTCAATAAAATATTGATCGAGTTTTATTTTTTTTAAGAAAAGAGGTTAATAAAGAATAAGACAAAGCAAGACAAAAACAAGATGGCTGGGAATGAGAGATTTATCATCAAGTAACCAAAGGCAAGTGGAAGTGAATTTGCGTTATTATCCAGTTATTCTATTGAGAATGGCAAAGATTGTTTCATCAGTGAATCTGAAAATTGCGTGTGAGGTTGCAGCTGAGATACTATATAAGGCATTCATCGTTCATTGAAAGATAATCATTTTCAGTTAGAATAATACTGTCTAATAATTTTATATCAAATATATCTAATAGATTTTTAAGGGAGTGAGTCATTTTTATATCCTCATTACTAGGGTTTTTGTTACCGCTTGGGTGATTATGAACGAATATGACATTAGTAGAGAGGGTATCAATAGCATATTTGGCAATCAATCTTTTGTCAGCTAATGCGCTGCATATTCCTCCTTGAGAGATTTTAGCATACCCGGTTATATTGCAGGCTTTGTTCATCAATATAATGAATGCACTTTCGTAAATAAGAATATCTTCATGATAGAACTTTCTTGCGAAATTAGCAGAGTCTATAGAAGAATAAACTTTGACAACTTCAAAATCTTGTTTTTTTGCTGTTATGCTGTATTCTACTGCTTTCTTTTTCATTGCTCTTATGTATTTAGTTATGCTATTTCGAATTTGTAGTTAGGATTGTTTGCTTTCATCGATTTTATGTTTAAAGATGAGTATATAAGCCTGTCACTTGTGTGAACACTTCTTGCAACTGTTCAGCATAAATATCACTCGAAAAGAAGACCTCTTTGGCCTCGGAAAAAGAAAAAGTCTTTTTATTTAATTTCGGGGATTTGATGAATCTCATAGAATAAGTATCCTTACCTTCTTCATAAGTAATAATTAATTTATCTGCGCCAGATTTATTTTTGCTCAATTTAATAACCTGCTCTAGGTCACCAGATTCATTCTCCATGTAACCGGTAAATTTTGATCCTGTCATAACTACAAATCTATGTCTGCCAAGTTGTTCGTATAAGGCTAACATTATTTCTTTTATTTGTTCTTCTGAATGTTTCATTACTCTTATTTTACTTGTTAATCAGGATAATAAGATTCAAATTGTTTAGTAAGTAAAGCGAATTGCATACCCTCTGAATAATCTTTAAGATCATTAAAATCATCTTTATTATAGGCTCTTGGCTCCATATCGAAAGATATGTTATCATAGAGCTTACCATTCTTTACGGTGTAAATACACCAGCTTTGAAGCTCCATATTATCATCTACTAAAATGTAATCGCCATTTACCGTAAGCATTTTTTCGATGTCAGAGAAAAATGCTTTAATTTTTGATTTATCTACAGTACTCATTGCTCTTTGTCTTTTAATTGTTAGTAATGTTGTTTGTTTTAGTATTGTAAAGATACTCATTATCAGCGAGTTAACCAAATATTTACAGCGTTATTTTGCTCATAATCAAGAGTTTAACTTTTGGTAACTTGGATATTGTAATATCAAAAACGCCGACTTTCACAAGCCGGCGTACATAAGAGCAATGAAAACTGCAATTATTAATAAATAATAAGACAGTCTTCGATGCAAAGATAGAGGTTTATAGCGATCATAAAAAGTCTTTTAGTAATTCTTCGTCACTAATAAAATCATAGTCAAATGGATAAAATGTATTAGCAAGTGCATCCATATAGTCTGGCGAACGTTTGATACGTTTCTTGATTTCTTCTTTCGGTTCAATTATAATCCGTCCATCGCTTTGGAACTTCCAGTGTGTTTCGGTTGCTTCCTCCATGAGTTTGTCACAAGGGGGAATAGCCGCCCCAAAACCGTTCTTAGGGTTAAGCCAATCACGTAAAGACCAATAGCAGTAAGCTCGCATATTGGCAAATTCATATTGTCCGGTAAGGTCATGCAAGCCTTTTGCACTCTCGGAATACTTGCAAGAATAAACATTCCTATATCCGAGTTCTTCCAGTCGAGAATATACTCCAGCTCCTTCTCCTATTGTATCGATGTACGCTTTGGATTTTTTGTCAGAAAGATATATGATGTGCATTCCTGCGACATGCATGTGATCCGCTTTTCCAGCAGATTGGTGAACTTCAAATTTAGGGACATAGTTTCCGTATCGAGGGCAAAGTACACTTTCATCTCGACCCATACCAGCAACATCAGAACCAATCTTACATGATTTAGACGGTGTAAAACCTTCTTCTTGTAAACGATTCCAATTATCATTTGCAAGCTCTATCCATTCATACGGAATAAGTACATCTTCGGAGACTTTTGGAAACATACCAAGTACCTTGACACGAAAAAGGTCATTAGGTCGGTATAGACCATCTTCCCACTTAAAATCACCTTCTCCTTCATTAAAATCTGCCTTCTGAATGGGAGAACACCAATTTATCACTTTATCTTTTACCCATTTATAATCTACTTGACCGGGAATGACTAATTTCCTTTTGACTACATTCTCTGCATTGAGTGAGTTTAACCGGAATTTCGCAAATCGATTGGATTTCATGGCTCGTGCGGCATAACCCGTAGTTATGTTAGGATTAAACACGATGAGTAAACGGGAATTTCCCTGTAAGTTACCTTCAATAGCATTATATGTTGCTTCTGAAATACCCGATGCTTCAGTAACGACGAACATTGTATTCACAGCGTGGAACCCAGACCATGCTTCAGTATTGTCATCACCAGCCTTAAACCCCGTCAGGAACCATTCTTCATAATTAGTCCTTATTCCGGCAGATAGAAGTCGACCGGGTAAAAATTCTGCATTTCTAAATAGTCGTGAGATTTCAGGCATCATGATGTTATATACCTGCCTTGCTGTTGGTGCAGTCATGGCAATTTTTGTATTCTTGGATAATTTGCCATCTTTCCAACGTGGAGTGAGGTACATAAAACACATAGCAGCACATGCTGCAACGAAGTCCTTACCACGAGCTGTACCTGATGCAACAGCTGTCATAGGATTGTGCTGGACAGAGGATATGATAGATTGCTGCTCGCTGTCTAAACGAACCTTCAAAACATCACGGCAAAACCTATTCCAGTCTTCTATCCATGACTTTAAGTAGCGTATGTCCTTGCGTACATGGCTCATTCCTCATCATCAGGCAATTCTTGCATCAGTTTCTCAAATGGATTGACATTCACGTTTTGCTCAACGCTTTCCACATAGCCACGTTTTTTGCCTTTTGTCTTGAGATGGAATATGATGGCTGTAAGGTTGCCTGCGTTAATCTGTTCAAGCAATTTGCTTTCAGAAAAATCGATTAAACTCTCATCAACATCTGACAGTAGTTGATTCAATTTAGGGTACTTTTTACGCCATGCGGTAAATGTATTTCGGTCTATGCCGAGAGAAGTACACGTAGATGATATATTACCAGCTTTCTTAGTATAAACCTCAGCGACCTTTTCATACGGGATTTTCTTGTATCGTGCCATATCACAGTTTTTAAATGTTGAATTTGCTTATTTCTATTTGTTTTTAATTATCAGTTAGAACGCACTGTTTACGACCATTCGTATAAAATCATTGTACTCTATGCCATGCTCTTTCATGCACTTAGCCATATATCCATTGGGAGAAAGTCCGGGAATCATATTAATATCTATCACATATGGTACTTGGTTGGACATTCTGAAATCTATCCTAAGGTAATGTTTAGCACCTACCGCTTCAAACACTTTCTTCGCAATTCTGTCAAGTAATTCATCTTTGCAGGCAGATGCACTGAAGCTGTAATTTCGCTTTGTTTCATCCGTTTGTATGCCATCCGTGTTATTGGCATTCGTAAAAGCAGAGTATGTCTTTAAAGAGCTATCTTTCTTTGAGTATATTACAGAAGTGGTTATATCACTCCCGTCAATGTAACGTTCTATCATCGGTTCTATGCCTTGTTTGTGAAGAAATAGACATTTATTTATGACCTGCGACTTAGTAAAGCATATACTGTTTGAATCTATTCCGACGCTATTCTCGCCAAACTTTGGTTTAACGAAATATGCGAAACCTCTTTCCACATCATTGGGACTAACTGTCAGAGGAAACGGAATGCCACATTTGTACAATTCGGATTTAACAGCTTCCTTATCATGAGTAAGATAGTTAGTCTGCGAAGATTCAAGCGTGGACGCAAATCCGATTCTTTCCTGAGCTTTTCTAACATGTTGATTGATGTTCTCGTCTCTTGCCCGAATAAAAGCAATATCCTCTTTCGTGAGAAAAGAGAAATCATCATCCTTATCCGCACAAAATATGTCTATTTTACCATCGGCAAAGGCTTTCTTATAATACTTGTACGTGGGAAAGCTGCCGTCTTCCTCTTTACGATTCGCTATTACCCAAATCATTGTCTTTCTGTATTTCGGTTAAACGTTCCTTTGCTAGATCAAGCAGCTTAGAAAAGCATATTGCAGGAGACTTGATGTTGAATTGGTCTCCTATTTCTTTCTGCAACTTAAGCAGCATCTCCTCATTAGGTTCATGGTCTGCAATCAATACGATGTCGCTTTTCTTCGCCTGCTCCCTTATGTCCCCAAACAGACTGTCTAGTGCATCAAACGAGTTTGGGTAAAGGATAATGGAGAAAGTGAAAGTCTCCTTCATCACGGATATATCTATACCGTTCGTATCAACCGGTGTAATTTCGTCAATGTTGATGTGGGCGAACTTCTTGAACTCGATGGTCTGAATTTGTTCAAATAATTTCTTCAAGATATTCCTGTTATCTTCTCCATGTAAGGAGTTATGGGAAAGCTGGATTGCTATAATCTCATCTTTCGTAAGCTCATCTTCATCGCAATAAAGAATGCCTATCTTGGAGTAACGCAGTTTCTTACAAGCCCTCAATCTGTGATGCCCGCTTATCATCACAAATCTTCCGTCTTGTTTTTTGTAACAACACGGGACGCTACTCAATCCGGATTTGCCAATATTATCGCATAGGGCGGCAAAATCCTCTCCAGTCATTTCGTTGGCGTTCATTTCCGCCTCATCTATAAGGCTGATGGCCACCTGATCGTATTTCCATCTATTTTCGTTGTCCATTTTCTAATAGCTTATGGTATTTTTCTATTACTTCCTTATAGCTTGAATACACACCAAGTTGCCCGCTATAAGCAAGATATGATGATGTGCAATGCTCTTTCACTTTTGTATAAACACCCCGATATTTCATACTTACCGGTTTGTGGGTATAAGCACAGCTGATAACCTTCTCCACTAACTTGTGCATAGAGCGGCTCAATATTCTTTGTACTTCTTTTGTTTGTATGCAGTACAAAATAAACTTACTAAGTTTAGGAATTGCATTATTCGTGCAAAAATCAGTAAGTTGAAACAGATCATACCCATTGTGTTGTGGTAACGTGAATCCAAAACCACCCAGCGTGTACTTGCCGTACATGACTACAAAAGGATATGTGGATGAACTTACAGAATCCACTTTCTTGACATACTTCTTCTGCAATCCTTTCAAGTAACCCGGTTTTACCTTCAATATCCTTAGAGCATCCGGGTTATCTATACCCAAATCATCAGGCGGAACTATCTCATCAACGGTATCAATACTGGATGAGTATGAAGTGTTTGACTGACTGTTTATGCAAGGTTTGTTGCAATAAAGATAACGACCAGCCGACCACCTTTCGCCTCCTGAAGAATTGAAGATAGCAACTTTGTGCATATTACTAAGGTATGGACTATTGCTGATGAAGTAAAACCAAGTGTCTTTTGGCAACCTTTCCACCAATTCGTAATAGTCATTCCTTATAACGGGAATGTCCGATTCCATATCACTGTTTTCCCGTATCAGCTTGAACGCCCTCTTTAAGAACTTATCCTTACCATAGTTAAAATAGATGACTTTCTTTCCATCAATTGCTTCTTGAAGAGAGCCTCGATGGTATTCACAGGTAGTAAGCAGCGACATAAGCCTCTCACTTGACTTCTCCGTGTATTCAATGGACTCTTTTGCCTTATACTTTATCGCATCGAGAATAGCATCGTTCCTTGCAGACTGGCTCATACAGAACTTCTGCAAGCCCTTTGCATACAGAGCCAACGCAAGCTGCCTTGATGGTGTCTTGTTGTTGAACTGCTCCAGCCATTCCAGACTGTTGTTATACGTCAGCGACATTTTTCCATTGGATAGCAAATACAGCAAATGGCAATATGGGTCTTGACTAAAAATAGACACATCCATTTTATCCATGAAAAACAACTCATAGTTATATAAAAAGCTGTTTACTATGCATACCTCTTTGTGCCCATGTTCTTTCATTGCCTCATATAGAGCCGAAGCCTGTTTGGAATTGAATGCTATCGGTCTTGTTTGAAACGTTTCTATCGCATTGTATGGGTTGCCTTGATAGAGTAGCGGAATAAGCTCCTTAGGTGTTTCGTATTTCAGTCCGGTAACTTTTTTGAACTCCTCGTAGGTATGTAGTAATTGAAAGTCATTCAACGTATGATTTATGGCATAATAAAACATTCTATACGTAGAGTAAACGCAATTCATCGCCATATAAAAATCTGTTGTAGCATGATAGGTGCGAAACTCTATAGTCTTAGTCTTAAAATATGATGATATGTTAATTGCGTGACGGATAAAACCTTTCTTTGAATTGTTAGTAAATAATTCTCTTATGTCGTCAAATGTTTTGGATTGCAAAACACCATTATAATATTTTTCAGTAGGAATCGGCATGAGATTGAAAACCATTTCGTCCCATTCTGAGATATTCGCATACTTTTTGATGAACGGATAGCATACATAAAAGAAAAGAAAGATATTTTTTAATTGCTCCACCGACAAATCCCCAGCATAGATATGGACATGTGTATAGACGCTCCATTTGATTACACCTCCTGCATTTACCATAGATTCATATACACTTTTCAATTCGTGCAAATCTTTCAAGCAAAGTCTTAGCGGTGGAGTATTAATTTCGCCACCAAATCTCTTATTACACGTCCCGTCTGTGTTAACAATATCCTCATCCTTACTCCATGAATATCCTGTTGGCAATGACACTTTACTACGGTCAAGATTACACATCTCAATCTCGACACCAAATGTACGTGTTTTTATGTCTGTGCTAATATCCATATCTTGTTTCGCAAAGTTCTTCTATATACTTTTCGCAACCTAATCTCTGGATAGTTCTTCCGTTTTCTCTAAAATCTTCTCCTAAAGCTACACTTGAAATATTGATGAGAGATGTTGTAATGGGAACGTCTACGCCTATTCTTTTGGCAATGCTTTCCAACAGGATAAGACCTTGTGAAACATCTTCCGTGATGTATCTTGAACGCACTGAAGTAGGACTTATCGCCCTATCTTTGGATTCAGAGTATTCGTAAAAACTCTTTATAGGGTCACCGAGAAAACCTCCTGCGACAAAAATATCGATAGGATTACAACCTAATCGTTCTAAAACCTTGCGTTTCTCTTTATCCAAATCCAGCATAACCTTAAAGGTCGCATCATTACCACGGGCGTATGCTTCCCTATACATACAGAAGTTTCCCTTGCTGTATTCTATTCTTGGAATGCTCATTATGGATCCAACGGTATGCAAAACCATATTAGGGTTGAGTAATGCGGATTCCAATACTGAGTATTCGTTGCTGAAACCTTTATATAGTTGACGGATTCTATCCATACACTCCCCTGCTATTTCTTTTTGGAAGATAGACAATGGGCTTCTTGTAAGCCTGCACCCAACCCGGAATACGACTTCTCCGGGGACATCATCTTCTTCTATTCGTCCTTCAAGATATGGGCCAGCAGTTTCCACTATGACTGGCATTGAAGAACAGTGCTTTTTGAAGTAGAAAGATGACATATAACTGCAAATGCAAATTACAATCTGGCTCCCGTTGAGAAACTTGCTTATTCTCTCGATAAGATTTTCGTGATAGGTACTTTGAATTGTCACAATGACGACATCAGCTTTTGTTACTTTGCTAATGTCATGAGATACTTCATTGATTACAGCAGTTCTATAACTACAGTTCTCTTTCAGCAATACACGGTTATTGTTCTGACGGATTTTGTAAAAAACTGATTCTTTCGAGTGGGAGGTTTTAATCAAAGAAACGTCGTGTCCGCCAATAGATAAATCTGCTGCTATGGCTACACCTACATTACCACACCCTAACACTGTAATTTTGATAGGATCATTAGAGTTCTCTTGTCCTTGATTTAAAGGATTTGTTATCGTTTTTTCGTCCATATATTTAAGTTGTATATAACTTCATATACATTTTGTGCTAAGTCTGCCAAGCGTATTCCCGACAAGACTAAACACAAATCCATCATTTTTCAAGCTACTTGCAAGAACACTTATGCAATTCTTCGGCTTCTTTCAGTCGTGTCAGATAGCAATTACTATCACCCCGTAAACTGCACAAGCTTTAATGTTCTTGCTTTTGCTTATCGCTACTATAAGGGTTGAGCGGAAACAGGGAATCGAACCCCACTCTTTGGCTGGAATGCCAACGCTCTGCCGATGAGCTATTTCCGCAATATGGGCAGCCTGCAAACCGTTTATCAGAATTTTCACTGCCCTTCCTTGTACTTTGGTCGTTATTTCTTATCTCTGAGGTTGAAGTGGGATTCAAACCCACGAATAACGGTTTTGCAGACCGTTGCGTTAATCACTTCGCCATTCAACCAAACCAATGCTGTCAAACCACCGCTTGCTTGGCAAATCTGACAGCATCCCATCAAACGCTATTGATGGTTGGCATTATTTTCAAAACAAACTCGCTTGTTCATAATTGGGCTCTTTCTTCTCAACAACTCCAAATTCTGTGATTTCAATACCAGTATTTTCTGTGATCCATTTTGCCAAAATATGGCGATGGCAGAAATCACCCGGTTTTTCGTAGCAACAAAGAGCAACGTCTTTTCCTCCGCTTAACATTTCAATTTGTTTCACGACTTGGTTCGCATCTTGGCTTGCCAATATTCTGTCGTAAAGTTTTAGGTATTCATCGTGGGAACAAGGTCCACTTACCATATAACGAGTCGGGCAAACATTCAGCATTTGTGGAATACCAGCTATAAATCTGGGTTTACCAATGGCTACGCAAATAATTTTAATTCCAGCTTCTTTCAATTTTCGGCTATTCCCGAAATACGATGTAAAAATCTTCATTTTTTTTTGTTCTTTTTACGGTGTAAATATATAAAAAGTATATGAAATTCATGCACTTTTAGTGCTAAAATTGTCTAAACTACCACGTTTTTATTATTTCTATGACTTTTTCATATTCTCCAGCGTGTAACAATGACGCTTCGGTATGGAAATTTATATCAGTTAATCGATATTCTATAAGTAAACAGGTATATTCATCACCAATTTTGCGATGGTTTTGATGTTTCTTGGCAAGTGATTCCAATTCTTTGCAAGATAGACAGTAGTGATTCTTGCGATTAAGATTCCGCATCTTATTAACATCTTCTTCTTTCAAATCTTCGTATGTCATGGCTTAATCCTCCTCAAATTCTTCTTCATATACAAAAATATGTTTACCACTTCCACAAATCTCGACTTCCCATTTATGTATGTTCGGCCAATATTCGATTAGAATTATGTTTCTATAGCCTTTATATGGCTCTTTCAATGTTGCTGTTCTCATTGCTCATGATTTATGTGATTTGATACTCGTTTCTTTTAGCTTAGCGAAATAATCAATCCGATCTTTGTCTTCATATCGCAATCGCTGGGAACATCTTTCTATGCTGTCTCTCTGTTTTTTACTAAGCATATCTGCATGTTTAGTCCATTCGATTGAACCGGCAGGAAGAAACTCAAACTCAGGGAAAAATTTTGTTTCATATGAAAACCTCACTATTCTAGCATATTCCCTCAAATCGTTTGTTTCTGGGTCTGTGGAATTAGGGGTCTCTATTGATTCACATATAATTACCATACAAGGCTGGTATAGAAACACAATTTTATTTGCTTTCATTGCTTTTAATGCTAAAAATGTGGATCTATATAGTGATTTTGATAATGCAACATAAGCAGAACTCCATCTTTGTAATGCTGCCCTTCTGCTACCCAATATCCATTCCTTCTTTTGGTGAACACTTTTGGTGCTCCTTCCAATTCTGGTAGGACTTCATATTCGCTGGCATAATAGTCTATACATTTGGTTTGATTGAAAGTAACCTCAATCTTGCATGGAGAAATAATTTTAGTAACTGTTGCCGCTCGTTTATCCGAGTAATAGCAGACCGTACAGCCAAGTCCAACTTCGGGTACGAGATTTTTGATTGCGTCCAACTTCGCTTTTCCCTTTTGCTCTTGCCAATCTGAGAATTTTATACCGCCGGGATATTTGCGACTTTCTATTTCGTGTAGAATAGCAAAACTCTCCTTGCTTGTTAATTTCTTTGATATTTCCATTGCTCTGTATTTTATCCGTTATACGTTGATGTTATTTCTTCTGCACGGAGTTCTTTTCTTAACTCACCGTTCTTATATATTCTTACGGCTACTATTCTAACCGTATCGGATAGGAAACGCCCGCAGTCATTAGCTAGCTTAACTTGTAATTGAATAGCTTTTGCTAAATTTTTAGTACGCTTTCTTATGGTTTTCTTGAATCCGAAAACATAATCTTCGGTATCGATTTCGAACTGGTAGGTGTCAGAGTGTAGTATCTGATTCAATTCTGCTGTCATTTGTTGTACTCTATTCATTGCTCTTATTGTTTAAGTGGTTATTTTTGATATGTAAAGATATAAATAATATATTGAATACCAATGAGTTATATCTTTTATTTCATGCGCTTAAACTTTGTTTAACTTTTTTGATTTACAGGTATTTAGCAATCAAAATTGACTTGCTTTTCTCCACCTCTGCGCTGGTATCAATTCCGAGTTGTCGATAAAACCCGGCATTGCCTGAAAGACATTCATGTGCTATCTTCAATGTTCTACGTTCTTCTTTGGAGAAACCAACTCGAAAAGTAGAGAATATAGCTAATGCTTCTTTCAAATAGCCGGAGTGGAGTAGGGATATAGCTTTACTTGTTTTGGTTTCCATAAGGGTAAATTTCGATGTCTTCAAAATCATCGTCAGTAAGGGCGATTTCTTCTGTGTTTATCATTTCTTCTACTTTCTCATGAGCGGAATCCATGTTTTCTGCTTCTACCTCCACTACCTTCGAGTAGGTTTCGATTATTCTGAATTTGTATTTCATTCTATATTCCCTTTATTTAGTTTTGAATTTTTCAATCCTGCATGATACCCATCAATCCATATCAACAATTCTGTGGGTTTCAGATACCCGCTTATCCTGTGACATGGAATGCTCCCTTCTATTACTCTATCCCCGGTAAATGATTCGTCGTGTATTACGAACGCATAATACCCATAAGAGAATGACGAGGCGGTTAGATGCATTCGATTAGCATGACAGTACTTTTCTAATTGTTTTAATGCTTCTTTTTGTGTCATAACTGATGATTTATAGATTTTCGTTGATTTTCTTTTCTGTCCGTTTAATGAATCGTTTAATCATATCTTCTAACTCATTCCTTAAATCGTCCTTGTCAAGATATGAGCGGAAAGTTTTCGATTGTAAAATATCAATGATAGCATACGATTTTTATCCGTTAGATTTAACAATGATTATTCGTCACTTATTACCCCCATAATTTTACTGCAAGATCATAATTCTTTTGAGCTTCATTTACTGCTTTTTTGGCATAAGTAAGAGTGTAGGAGTGTTCACGTGGATATTTGCCTGACTTTACACCTTCATGATATTCTTTGGCTTCTTCCAGCTTGTGCGCATAAAAGTCAATACTTTCCGGCATAGATAGGTTGATGGTTGTAGCACGCTTGTCCCAGTATTCGGCTTCTCTTTCATGTTCTGTTGCTTTGTCGCTAAATTCAACGCTTTTACCCATGTTTCTCCAAGCATCCGCCATTGCTTTTCTGTGTCGTCTTTCGCTATGATGTCCTATTTTAATAGGTTCTCCAAGTGAAAGAAAATCTCTGTCCTTATTTGACTTTTCGAAATATTCATGACTTTTTTTATTTGCTGATACAGACCATTCACGTCTACGTTCGGCTCTACGTTTTGCCCATTCTTGTACGTTGAATCCGTCAGCCCTTACGATGGAGTAATAATAGAATCCGTCACGCTCAAATATCAGATTAAAAACGATACTTTCATTCTCTTTTCCATACTTGGTTGTAACTAGAATTTCCTCACCTCTTTCGTGCTTTTCTTCGCACTTTGCCAAAAATACGTTTGGCGCAAACTTGTAATATGTGTTCATTGCTCTTATATATTGTGCAAGGATTTCCCCCTGCTGGTTAAACTTATCTTTTATCTATCACTAAATAATGGTCAGCTAAACACTTTACCCATTGTATTCTGTATTTTTTTGAAGCACATCTAAATTCAATGTCTCTTATTGCAGAAAGAATGTCAGATACACTTTCTTTGTAATACTTTGAGAGAATCACTAACACATGGTAGCTTTCTTGCGGTGTAAAGTGTAATGAACTTCTGTATCTTTTGGCTGTTTCATATACCCTCTTTGAAAAAGATTCTATTGTCTCAAAATCTTCTTTTTTATAATTGAAAAGGTCTGTTGCTTTCATTGCTATTATGTTTTAATTGGGTTGTTTTTTAGTATTGTAAAGATACTCATTATCAGTGAGTTAACCAAATATTTATAGCCTTATTTTGCTCATAATCAAGAGTTTAACTTTTGGTAACTTGAAATGAAATATGAATGAAATGGAGTATCACGGACAATAGGTTTAATATATTGGTTTTTATTAAAGTGACCCGGCTTTTGTTTCCACAGTGATATAGCCGGGCCACCGCTCTTGTTGTTTTGGAAGAGCACGTGTATTTGGTGTATCAATCTCCGCAATAACGCCCGCTTTGGTTTCTGTAATACTCCGTTATCCCTCTTTCCATTGTTGCGTCAAATACAACCGATTCGGGCTTTTGTGCGGATTCCAACTTTCTCATTAACCGGCGGGCTTCTTTTTCGGCTTTGCGGGCTTCCGCTTTCATCTTAAACCATGCGTTCCTCAAACAAGCACTGAATGACTGGCAGAACTCACGGCCGAGAACCGAGATAGAGCGTTTATACATTGACCATGCCATTTTGAAAAGTTGCGATTTGTTGATTTTCGTTTTCATATCTTTGTTTTAGTTTTATGATATAAAGATACAAGATATAACTTGTATATACAATAGTTTGAACAAGATTTATCTTGTATTTAACTTTATTTATACAAGATATAGCTTGTGTATACTAATAAAAAAACGACTTTTGTAACAGAAATAACTTTTAGGGTATGAGAATAAGAGATATTATTGAGCAAAAAGGTATAACTACAAAAGAGTTAGCCGAAAGAATGGGAATTAGCCAAAGTGCATTGAACCAACATATATCAGGGAATCCTTCGATTAAAGTTCTTACTTCAATTGCTTCTAATTTAGGAGTTGATATATGGGAATTGTTTGTATCACCAGAAGAAGTACGCCCCAATATCGATACTACTGTATTGACGTGTCCTAAATGTGGAGCGAAGTTAAAGGTAATTGAGTCAAAAGATTAAGCTATGAACGAGGAAATAACAAAGCTATTACTTCAATGCGACACGTTGAAAGCCCGTTTGTTGGGGCTGCGCCCATTACCACCGGATGCCCTGCAAAAGATAGAGAATGCGTTTGCCATTGAATACACCTATGAAAGCAACCGGATCGAGGGAAATACGCTCACACTGCAAGAAACGGAGTTAGTAGTGAACGAAGGGGTTACTATCGCCGGAAAGTCAATGCGGGAACACCTTGAAGCGATTAACCACGTTGAAGCGATAGACTACATAAAGGACTTTGCAAAGGGAGGTATGGAAATATCGGAGCGCACAATCAAGGAAATACACGCTATTGTGCTACATGGCATAGACAGAGAGAATGCCGGACGTTATCGGTGCGTGCCTGTTATGATTTCGGGAAGTACACAT